TACAAATATGGCGAGGTCATGGGCTTGGCTGGCTAGCCGAAGATGCTGGCGAATGTAAAAGCATAAAGGGGTATCACAATATCATGTGTTACCACGGTTCATCAGTATATACAACTGCAGAAATGGCACGATTGATTGATTGCCTAACAGATGAATGTGAACAACTAGGTATCAAGTTAGAACCTAGTGAATACATTCAATCACTCATAGAGGGGTGGGATAGTGAACAACAGAAAGAAAAGGGATAATAAATTATATTCCATAACACGAAAACAAGCCTATGAACGTGATAACGGACAATGCGTTATATGTGGCTACAGGGCGGAACAATGCCACCACATAGTGTTTCGTTCACAAGGCGGTTTAAGTGAATTGAGAAATCTAGCTTGCTTGTGTATGCAATGCCACAATCAAGCACATGGAGTGTTCGCAAAAGAGATACGCAAACACTTATTAGAGGAAGTAGAAAAGAGGACAGATGAATATGAACGAATTAATCATGATTAGAGCATTTGTTGTAAATAGAATGGCGTATTATCAACAAGACCAAGCTGATAAGACATTTAATAGTCGAATAATCAGCGAATTAAATGCAATCCATGCAATGGTTGATAGCGTACTAGAGGCTGATGTAAACACTGATAATCATGTGTTGGATTTATTGGCAAGTATTGCAACTGCTTATAAACCTAATCTTACAGATGAAATCGAACGCAAATTGAATGAGGATTAGCTTATGGCCGAACGAAGAATGATGGCTAAAAGCATTATCAAGTCAGATCAATTTCTTGAAATGCCAATAAGTAGCCAACTGCTATATTTTCATCTTTTGCTAGATGCAGATGATGATGGATTTATCAATGCACCTAAATCTATTATGCGTGTGATAGGTGCTAAAGATGATGATATGAGAGTGTTGCAAGCCAAAGGATACACCATTCCATTTGATAGTGGTGTGATTGTTATAAAACATTGGCGAATGCACAATAGCTTGCGAAAAGACAGGTATAATCCTAATCCGCAACTAGAAAATGAACGTAAGCAATTAATCATCAATGATAGAAAAGAATATGAATTGGCAACCAACTGGCAACCAATTGGCAACCAACTGGCAACCAACGGTTACCACAGTATAGGTAAGGATAGTATAGGTAAGGATAGTATAGGTAAGGATAGTGTATATAGTGGCTGTGATAAATCACAACCAACACGCACACACTTTACTCCACCAACGCTTGAAGAAGTAAAAGCATACTGCATTGAACGTAATAACAATATTGATGCGGAATACTTTATAGACTTTCAAGAGGCAAGAGGTTGGGTTCTATCTAATGGGAAAAAGATGAAAGATTGGAAAGCTACTATACGAACATGGGAACGTAACAACTACAATCGAAAACCTGTAAATAAGAACAGTAAAGAAGATGCAATCAACGTTGTTAATAACTTGATGAGTAAATTAGGGGGTGATGGCAATGAACAATCAGCAACAGACACTGAAAGCACTATCGATGTTACAGCTAGCGTACACTACTGATATGTCAGAAGAACGCATGCTGTTATATGTGAGAATGCTCGGTGATGTTAATCCTGTTACGTTAGAGCAGGCAGTAGCTAATGTAATTAACAAATGTAAATTCTTGCCTACCATTGCAGAGTTGAGAGAGGAATGTTCCGCATTAAGTGCATATGTGAATATGCATGATGAAGTGGAAACCGCACAAACTGCATGGGAGAAAGTAATCAAAGTAGCAGGCACTTATGGTTATGACAATGGAAAGGAGCATTTAGAGGGGATAACCTTACAAGCTGCTAAAACAATATGGTCATCGTTCGACCCTAGAATGGGTCATGAATATAATGAGGCAAGTTGCAGGGCACAGTTTATTAAATGCTATGAGCAATTAATAGATCGTGAGAAACACCGCCAAAGAATGGCTAATGCAATCAAGGATAATCACTTATTATTGAAAGCACGAGAAAAAACAGAACGTGAACGTACATTGATTGGTGCAGGTCAAAAGCAAATTGAAATGACTGCTACAGGTAATTTGGTAGAGGTAGCAAAAGAACCAGTAGATGTAACAGAAATAATCAACAAAAGCAAAATATCTGATAAAGGGAAAGCGTTGTTAAAACAGGCAATAGGGGGATAGATGAAAGAACGAATTAAACAGTTTGAAGCCAGCGTGAATGTATCATTCGATGTTAGTTTTACAGTACTGGCAACTAGTGAGGAGCAAGCAAGGGTAAAGATTGATAACCTACTTGAAATCATGCGTGATGAGGCAACAGTCGATTGCCACATTCACCCTAGCTACGATGTGAGCGTTGATGAGTGCAACGTAGAACCAAATTATATAAGTGAGTACTAGTAATGAAGAAAAAACACAAAATGTCAATCCTAATCGAAATACCACTCAATGTGGAAACTGAGCAGGAAGCAACAGAGCAAATGTCAATGTTAATGAAAGCGAATGCAAAAGAATTTGAGTGTATGCATGACATGATAAGAACATACAAAGGCAAGATTAATATTGAAAGGAAGTTAATTTAATGAATAGTGTACAAATTCTAGGCAATTTAGCACGTGATCCTGAATTACGTTTCACAAAAACAGGAAGAGCCGTAGCGACTTTTACAGTAGCAGCGACTAATACATATATTGATAGTGCAACGAATGAAACAAAAGAACAGACTGCTTTCATCAATTGCGTAGCATGGGGCAAGACAGGCGAAGCCGTTGGCAATTGCAAGAAAGGAGAAAGGCTACTAGTAAACGGCCGTATTCAAACACGTTCCTATGAGGATAGCAACGGACAAAAGAAGTATGTAACAGAGGTAGTTGCTGATTTCGTAGGGCGAAAATTAGAGGGTGAATTTGATAGTGGTAGTAACTTTGATAGTTTTGATAACACCAATCAAGGTGAAAATATTCCGTTCTAAGTTGCATTATCGAAGTAGAAGAAATAAAGGAGTGTAACAATGCTGGTTGAAGATAAAACAAAATATTGCTGGGTAGACGATGAAATAGCAGGTGAACCACAAGGCAGTATTAAAGATGCCATCTTAGATTATGTCGATAATGAATATAACTATGGTGATTTTGATGCTTTAAGTCGAGAAGAATTGTTGCAAACAACAATAGAAATCGGTCATCCATACCGATATGTACCAGAGATAGACGGCGAACGAGTAATTTGGAATGTGTGTGATTACGATTTAGATGATGAAATCGAAGAATGGTCAGACAATTACATGAAAGATGTTAAAAATGAACACATTGACGAATTAAGCGATGAACTATCAAAAGTGTTCCAAGCATGGGAAAAACGGCACGGATACGAAAATAGTGCGTATGTAGTTATGGAAACCGAGCAATATCGTATTAGTGATTACATCGACAAATAGGGGTATTGATTATGAATGCACCATGTAAGGGGTGTACATTCCGAGAAGTAGGGTGTCATGTTAGATGCCCTATGTATCGGATGTATAAGAAACATAAAGAAAAAGAAATGAAATGTAATGTGATGCGTAACGATACTGATACATACATAGTTAATAATGCAAAGAAAATTAGACATAAAATGCGTAAAGCTAAATATGGATGTAGCGTAAATGATTAGAAGTTAGAAAATGCACATAAACAAATGTTAGAAAGGGGAAAGATGAGAAAGCTTTTAATTGTGGCAGATGGAATTTTAGTGGCACTATTACTTATCGCTACTTTTTCATTTGTATTAGCACTTGTGCTATGGCTAGTTGGAATTTTGGGTGTGAGTATATGGTCAGTGGCTAAAACATTTTTAGTTATGGTGATAAGTTTTGTATTAGCTTTTTTACTTGAAGTGTTAATGAAAATGTTAGATGTGTAGGGGGAATGATCGTTGCCAATAAATAGTAAACAAAAAGGTGCAAGAGGTGAACGTGAATTTGCCAATCTATGCAAGGAACATGGATTTGATGTTCGTAGAACGCAACAATATTGTGGAAATACAGGTGATGCCAGCGATTGTGTTGGACTACCTAATATCCATATCGAAGTAAAGCGTGTGCAAGCATTAAATATCGACAAAGCAATGGCACAAGCAATTCATGATAGCGAACATAAAAACGTGATGCCAATCGTGGCACATCGAAAAAATAATGCTAAATGGTTAATCACCATGAGGGCGGATGATTGGTTCAAGATGTACAAGAAAGGTGGATTTAGTGATGAATGTTAATACATCATCATATGGTATTCCGTACAACTGCAAAAACTGGTTAGCACTCGCATCGGTAGTATGGGGAAACCTTGATACAAGTGAAGCAATCAAGATTGTAGGCGGTAAAGGATGCGGACTACCTAAGAAAGTAAGCATACAAGATGAATTTAAACTAATTGATAAAGTCATTGAATGTTGCAAGAATGGTTTAACAAATCGGCAGATTATGGCTGAATTGAATATATCGAGCAATCGAGTTGTTAGAGCGAAGAATTGGGGAGAATGGAATAATGTTAGTGAAACTATTAAATGAATACGCAAAATTACCTACTCGTGGTGATGTAAATTCTGAATTACCGCAGGTATCAGCAGGGTTAGACTTATATTGCCCTTTTAATGTAAGGGTACCTGCTGATAGCAAGAAAAAAATTCCATTAGGTGTGGCAGTTGAAATTCCACATAATCATATGGGGCTATTAGCACCAAGAAGTAGCATGAGTAAAACACCGCTACGATGTTCCAATAGCGTTGGAATAATCGATGAAGATTATAGAGGTGAGTTAAGCATCGTGTATGAGAATGTATCTTGTAAAGATTATGAGATAGCACGAGGTGATCGCATCGCACAATTAATCATCGTACCAATCGCTATTGTAGATGTAGAAGAAGCTCAAACACTCAGCGAAACAGAACGTGGCGATGGTGGATATGGTAGTACTGGTAAATAAAAAGACAGTAGATAGACAGAAAAGACAGTAGAAAGACAGAAAGTAGATAGTAAAAGGAGAAAACAAATATGAATAAATTAGTATTAGCAACAATGATTATGGGTGTAATTGGTGGCAATGTATTGGCAAATGGTGTTGTAACAGGGCCTGTAGAGCCTAACACACAAGCACCAGTAGTAAGCGGTTACAATTCGGTAGCCGTAGGGGCAAATACAGTAGTTACAGGTACAAATGCAATTGTACTTGGCCGTGATAATAAAGCAACAGGAAATGATAGCGTTGTAATCGGTGGTGGTAATGGAACAATCGAAGCTGACCAAGCAAGCGTAATTGGGTATAACAATTATGTAGGTAACAATAAAGAACAAACTGTATTAGGTGCTAATAATACTGT